AAGCCGGGGTGCAAATGCACTAAGGTGACCGGTAGACCATCAATACTGATAATGAAAAAGGAAAATGTGAACCAAAGAAATCAGAATTGAAATTAAAAAGTGAGTGCTGATATAAGACCAGCACCAGAAACGCGAACGGTGATTAACCCGCGAACGGAAATCTCAGCTGTAGTACCAGCTGGGGTGCCACCGATGTAGCCAAGGTGCAAATTGGGGATTGGATTTCCTAAAGCAGTGGCCTTCAGCTCTCGGCCAAAAGAATGGGTCGAGGGTAAAACAATAGTATCCATCGCCATGCCATACTCAGCGCCAGGCACTAAGCCGGCGATGGGGCTATTCAGCATTTGCAAATCCTTAACATCAATGGAATCGTTGCCATCAATGGCGTAGTAAACGCGCTTCTTACTGCCTGGAGTAATAATAATAGTGAACTCAAGCGACAAGAGTTCAACGGATTCGTATAGCGAAAATATCATTTTACGCCCCATAGTGCTCAAATCAACCGTTTTGGTGTTCTGGGTTTAAGTAATACCACCAACGACGAATGGTACGGTAATTGTACGAGGGGCAGGTGCAGCAGAAACCGACATGGCGGATGCCCCACCTTGGTGTGTAAATGTCTCCGGTGCTCCCACACCTGGTGCAGGGGCCAAACTGGCATTGGTGGCGCTTAAATTTGACATATTGGAATTGTTGATGTATAATAATAACGAAAATGGGGTGCTGCCTCTCGATGGCGATCGAAACGCGGTTCCATATGCTGAGGTTAGAACGTTCCTTTCAGATGGTTGGGTCATACCACCCGCCTAGCGTGCGCTCGTTACAGTAAATCGAAGCTGCGTCGATTATGGTGCTTTAATGAATGATTAGCAACCTTTCTCACCGCATGCTGTGAGTCTCCTCGTCTTCATGACACCCAACGTGTCCCCTAGACGATCGGCTAGGACAGCTCTAGCGACGGGCTTCCTGACAAAGCGCTAGAACACGCCACTTAATCGGCAGTGCCCGAAAATTAAATGACTGACCACCTCGCGGTGGGACCATGGGTCAGGGTTTAAAGAAACACGGTTTTCGAATTTGGGAGGCCGTGAACTGCCGTTGATTGCAATTTATACTCGTGCAGCTGGAGTGAGGGGGAAGATTAAAGAGAAAACTTGAATAACTTCTGCGCCGTCAGCAAGAAGTGCTCCGCTGTAGCCAATTCAGAGTCATAGTCGGGTGCCTTCGACCCGGCCTCTCGAATAGAGTCTTGTATGGAACGCCAATAATCTGGGTCCGATCGGCCTAAAGCAATCCCATTCTGAGCTCGGTGCATGATGACAGTAGTGTCAAAATACACGTCGACGCCGCCGAACTGCATGCCGCAAAAAGTGAGACGATCACCATACTCAGGTTTGGGTTTCATCAACCACTCGTGCGGTTCAAAGTGCATAGCCTTCCGCCAGTTGCCGCACACTATTGAATCATCCCCCGAAAATCCGCAAGGAGTTTGGGCGGGGCAATTTAAGGATGCGCCAGTGATAGCGGCGTTAACCAATGAATTCACAATCCATGTGTACCGATCACCAGACTCCTGCTTGGGTTTGTGAGGGCCCAAGT